GCACAAACGTGCGCCCAGACCTTGGGCGGACCTCTCCGACTCAGAGTGAAGGTTTCACAACCTTCTTCGAGACTGACTACTCATGCTTTGACGCTAGCGTGGGACCACAGCTTAGGAAACTCGAGAACATCATTATTAGGCGAGTTGCCGAGCGATTCGGCAAGTTGCCTGACTTTGATGTTGCTCTCGAGCACATGGAGAAAATGAAAACTGTGGTCTTCAGGCATGTGTCTGGTGTGAAGTATGAAGGAGATTTCACGCGTTTATCTGGGGAGCCAGCGACGTCAATAGGGAACGGACTTATCAACAATTTTGTGACCTGGACGACGATGGGTGAGCGATTTGGGGCTAATGTGTGGGGCGGTATTCCTGATTATTGCAGTTACCATGAGGGAGATGACGGCATTGTGGCACTGAGGCATGGGGTGGAGTTTACTTCTCAAGTCGCCGACGAATGTGGATTGTCGATGACGATTGAGAAGCACGACAAGTTGTCTTCAGTGAAGTTTTGCGGTCGTTTCGTGGTGGGTGGTGGATCGGTTTGCCGCATTGCAGAGGTGTTACGCCGTTTCCATCTGTCGGACACTGGTTGCCCAAACACTCTTGGTGTGTTGCGAGCCAAGGCCCTCAGTTATTGGGCGACGGACAGGCGCACCCCAGTGGTATCTGCGTTGGCTTACGTGATTATTCGTGACACGGTTGGCGTCAAAGCATTGTTTGAGGAACGGGATTTGAAATGGAAGCGAGAGGCGATGCGATTAACATATGATGCAGTGCTATCGTTTCCTGAGTTTGACACCATGCTTCTGCGCGACGAGGATGATGTGGACTGGTTGAGGAGAGCCCATGCTCAAGTGTTAAGATCACACCTTGATTTTTCAGGTGTGGTTCCACGCTTGGCCAACGTCATGTTGGACTTGGCTCCCACCCCTTGTGAACCTTACTTTCAGGCGATGCGTGCTGTGTCTATATGACTAGCACGGGTGGCCGGTTATGCCGGCAACCAGTTTAAGATCTCCTTAAACACCGCACGTAGTTGCATTGACTTTTTCATTGACTTTTGCTTTATCATCATGGCCAAACGAGGCATCAGGAAGACCGCTAAGATCGCTTTGGCTGTCGCTAAGACTATCTCTAAGCAGCCCAAACGACGCAAACAGCGGGTCGACAGTATGGCGAACATCACTTATGGTGGAACTCAGAGGGTTAGGCCAACCAAAGCCAAGCCCAGTGGTGACTTGGCTCGCTACGAGGCTGCTCTGATGAATCCTTTCTCAGAGTTGGCTTTGGGTGCGCGAGTGCCCGACGCTTATAGTTTCCCTACCGAAGTGAGGCATGCCAAGCTGTTGTACACGCTGCAGCCGAACGCATCTGGCCAACTTGACTGCGCTGCCTTCCCTCATCCTCTCTTTTCCGTCATGTGTGGCGTTGGCACTTTGGTGGGAGGTGTTGATACGACAACTAGTGTCTCCGGCGTTAGAACCACAGGCGTTGTGAGCCTTAACACCTTAGCTGCGGCCTTCAACAATTACAGGTTGGTTGGTGGCGCAGTTAGGTTTAAGTGGAGCAACACATACTCAAATGCCAGTGGCCGCATTTTCGTCGCGTGTCAACCTTCACCCGCCAATGTGCCTTTGTACACTGACGCCGGGACGACCAAGAGCCAGTTATACGAATATTGCGACCTTCCGTACGACTCTACGATCACAGGAATGCCAACGTCTATTCTCACGTACCCTTACAGTATGGAGATACCGTCTAGTGAGCTCATCGGTAATGGAATTGAAATTCCGTTCCGAATCTCATCTGCGGCATTTTCAGAGTGGAGGGAGACCGCCGTGGCGGCAAAGGGGCCTTCATTGGTCACCCGAACCGCTACGAACACGATTCAGGACAGCTTGGGCGAGAACTTGCTGGCCTGCGACGGATTTAGTAGCATTTTGTTAGTCGGGACTAACTTACCCGTTGGGGCCCCTTGCATTGATGTTGAAATTATATATCATATGGAAGGCACACCTCAGGTGAGTTCAGGCCAGGTTCTCGCAGGTGCAAGCGCCAGCCCAGTGGTTAATGTTACTGGTATGTTTGCTGCCCTTGCTAAGCAAAACGCTATGCCTTTCGTTAGGACCATTGCGAAAATCGCCGCGCGCACACCGGCGGGCAAGACAGTAGGTCGAGCCATGAGGGTGCTAGGGTTTGCCAACCCTTGAGCCTGAGATAGTGGCAGGCACAGGCCCGGATTGGGCAGGCTTCGCAGCCAACATAGCGTCAACCTTTGAC